CACGAAGTTTTTATGAACCAATCAGATTATCCGGAGGTTTGAACTGAATGATTACTGAATCAATACAGAACTGGTTAGATACGCTGGAATTGAACCTAGAGCAACGAGTGTTGTCAGGACTATGCCTCCAGCTAGCTAAGTCGTTCGACCAGCAATCAAATACATCGACCGCAGCCGAGCTACGCAAGACTGTGCTGGAGCTCAAGCGTTCTATTGGCTCTGCCAACGACGCTATTGATCCGTTGGAGAAGTTGCTTACCCGATAATGCTTCAGCTCCCCACGATCTACACAGAGCCCTTATCCAAGGACTTTATAACCGACGGCGATAAGCTCATCGAGTTTGCAGAGATAGCCTGGAGATCACCGGAGAACCCCGACGGCCTAGAGCTGGACGAGTGGCAGAAGTGGTTGCTCAGGGCAATCCTCGAGCGATACCCTAATGACCATCCAACTTACCCGGGCAGACTTCGCTATCGCCAGGTAGTCATCTCGGTTGGACGGCAGAACGGCAAGTCTCTAATCGCTGCCATGCTCGGACTCTACGGCTTGCTACTCCATGAGATCGGGCCTCAATGTATTTCACTAGCTTCGAGCACCGACCAGGCGAACATCGTCTACAACCGAGTCCTATATGTAATCAACTCAAACCCATTCCTAAAAAAGAGATTCAAGAGGGCAACCGAAACCCGAGGAATTGTGACCGCCGATGGAGGAGGACGCTACGATGTCAAAGCAGCTAAGGAAGCGGCACTCCAAGGTATCCCAATTAGCTTTTGTTTGTTCGATGAGCTACACCTTGCAAAAGAAGGAATGTGGTCTGCTGCTATTCTCGGAACCTCACAGCGTCGAGACGGAATCGTTGTCGGCATTACGACGGCCGGTGACCAAAACTCCAAGACCCTTATCGATCTCTACAAGTCGGGAACCTCAGCCTCGAACGGAGCCGAGGACTTAGAACGCTTTGGCTTCTTCCTTTGGACAGCTCCCGAGAACTCATCCGTCGACGATCCAAAAGCAATCATGATGGCTAACCCGTCGGTGGCTGCCGGTAGAATCCCAATCGAGCAAGTCATCTCTGACCTCAAGACAATTCCCGAGCACGAAGCTCGAAGATACCGACTCAATCAATTCATCGCTGGATCCACAGACTCATGGTTGCCTGGCAACTTGTTTAGAGCTGCAACCGGAAGCGGAGTCACCAATCTCCAAAACGCCGTCTTTGCCGTAGACATTACAAAAAACTGGGGCCACGCTACAATCGCAATTGCTAATGAGCAAGATGGTGTTCAGGAAACGGAGCTAGTGATGTCTCTAGTAAACCCAACCGAACAAGAACTCTTCAATGAGCTAACCGCCTTGTATAGCAAGTTCAGTCCGCGAGCGATAGTGCTGGATGATCGTCAGCTACCTAGTTTGGCTAAGAGACTAAAACTCTCCGGCCATACGGTCTGGCAACTCTGGACGAAAGAAGTCTCGTCAGCATGCTCGGCTGTCTACGCTATGTTTAGTAATGGCCTCGTTAGGCACGCGAACGATCCCCTCCTCGTCGCTCAAATGCCTAACGGGGTTTCTAAATACACCGGCGAGACCTGGCTGATTAGCCGTAAGGAATCACTCGGAGACATCGATGCTCTAATGTCTACCGTTATGGCCCTCTATGTTTCATCGCGAGCGCAACACGTCGCTGTCGGAGTATTTTAGTCGGTGTATGCTACTATGATTACCATATGGCAACTTTTCTTGATAGGCTCTTAGGCCGTCCAGAGCGACGCGCGTTCCAGCCAACAATCCCAACCAGACACCCAGCTATCGTCAACCCAGACACAGCTCTGTCTTTGACTGCCGTTTACCGAGCCGTCCAAATCATCGCTACCCCAATTAGCAAGATGACCATTGACACTTACAGATTCGCTACCGGTGTTGAGCTAAAGATTGACAACCCAGTTCTAGTCAACAACCCATCACTCGAACAGAACCGAAGAGACTTTCTGTTTCAGACTGTTTCAGACTTGGCCCTCGAGGGCAACTCATACTGGTTTAAGAACTACGGATCTAACGGACAAGTCAACAACCTAACTATTCTTCCGGCTAGCGCAGTTATGCCATCATGGCCAAGGATGACCAACGGAGCAATTGACTACTCACAGGTTGTTTACGACTACATGGGAACTCGCTACACCAACCGCGAGATTGAGCACCTAAGAATCTTTAGCCGAGCTGGAGTCATCAAAGGCATTAGCCCAATCGCTTCTTGTTTCAAAGACATAAGCGCAGCCATCGATCTACGCGACTACGCTGGCAACTGGTTTACTTCCGCTGGAGTTCCGACCGGAGTTCTAAAGACAAGCTCGATGATCAACAAAGCCGAGGCCGAGGAAGTCACAGCTAACTGGCACAACAAACAGCAGAACCGCCAAGTTGCAGTTCTAGGAAATGGTTTCGATTACCAGCAGATCGCGCTCTCCCCGAGGGACGCTCTCTTCACCGAAGTTCAGGACCAGCAAGTTCAGGCCGTTGCTCGTCTATTCGGTGTCCCAGCGCGACTGCTCCTGACTTCCGTTCCAGGTGCTTCAGATACCTACACAAACTTGCAAGACGAGAACCAGGTGTTCTATCGCCACACACTAATGGCTTACACCGACGCAATTACCGACGCACTAAGCAACTGCCTCCCTCGAGGCAACAGAGTCGAGTTCGACTTTGAGCACCTATTCAAGGCCGATGTTGCTGCAAGATACAACTACTACAAGGTTGCTATCGACGCTGGCATTTTGACTGCAGAAGAAGTAAGAACGAAAGAAGGACTAAATGTCTGAAATGATTACACGCGAGTTTCAGGCTCGACTTGACACCCTTGAGGAAAGAACCATTGTTGGTCTTGCAGTTCCTTATGGTCAGGAGATTGAGCTATCTGGAAACATGAAAGAGCGTTTTGAGCCAGGAGCCATTGACGGCGTAGAAGATGTAAAGCTTTTCTATGGTCACGAAGAGCCAATTGGCAAGGTCATCGAGGGTAGAGATACTCCAGAAGGCTATGAGATTGTTGCTCGAATCTCGGACACTCCCCGAGGCAACGAAGTTTACACATTACTTCAGGACGATGTTCTGAACCGCTTTTCGGTTGGATTCTTCCCGGTCGTTGACCGTAAAGAGGGCCAAACGATTGTTCGCGAGCTAGTGGATCTCAAAGAGGTTTCAGTAGTTCCGTTCCCTGCCTTTGAAGGCGCAAAAATAACCGAAGTCCGTAGCGAAGGTGAACCAGAAGTGGTTGAGCTAGCTGATGAGACTCCTAATGAAACAGAAAGTAGAACAATGTCAGAAAGCATTGAGTTCGACGTTCGCGCTGTTCAGGACGAGGTAGCAGAATTGCGCCGAGTCGTAGAAGCAGGTAAGGCCGTTGAAGTAGCAACACCAGCATCATTCAAGTTCCGTTCCCAGGGTGAATACGCTAAGGGTCTACTTGCAGGAGACGAGGACGCAAAGGCTCTAGCCCGCGCAGCTTCAACCTCAGCAGACGCAGCAGTTCTTCCTCCATTCGTTGGATACCTGGACACTCTAATCAACAACAACCGCCCAACCTTGTCAGCGTTCACACGCGGAGCACTTCCAACAAGCGGACTATCTGTTGAATACATCCAGATCGACAGCAACACTCTTGCTATTGACCAGCAGAACCCAGAGAACGAAGCACTTGCTTTCGGAAACCTAACCTTCGAGGTTATGTCTGCCGATGTAAAGACTTACGGTGGATACACATCCTTCTCTCGTCAGTATGTAGAGCGCGCAACCATCGACACCTTGAACCAGGTATTCCAGGGTCTAACAATTGCTTACGCTAACTTCACAAACAATGTTGTAATCGACCTTCTACAGAGCCTTAGCTATGTTGGAAAGACATTCGACACTCACACCGACGCTTCGACTGTTGCAAAGGGTATTGCAGAAGGATCTGCTTACATCTTCAACGCAACCGGTCTACGCCCAGAGTTTATTGTTTCTGGTGTTGAGGCTTATGTGAACCTAGTTTCTATCGGCGCAACCGACGGCAGACTAAACTTCTCAGCTAATGGCGATGGCTCAAACACTATTGGATCCTCAAACATCCCAGGACTATCTGGATCATTGTTCGGACTTCCAATCATCGTTGACCCACAGTTGGGTGCAACCGATTGCTTGCTAGCTAACTCAGCAGCAGTTACCTCATGGGAGTCGGCTGGAGCCCCAGTTCGCCTAACCCAGGGTGATGTAACAACCCTAGAAGATTCTGTTTCTGTTTACGGCTACATGGCCGTTGCTGCACAGCGTCAGGGTGCAATCGTTTCACTTCAGACCGTAGCTTAATAAGGATCTAAAAATGGCAGTGACTTTGGCAGAGTTCCAGGCTTATGTCGGGACCGACGAGACAGACTTCCCCCAAGAATGTCTAACGGCCGGACACGCGCTAGTGACTAAACACATCGGGTCTGTGACTGGTATTCCAGTTTCAGTCCACGATCAATCAGTCCTAATCGCGAGCTCGGAACTCTTCCATCGTCGCTCAGCTCCTAACGGAGTTGCTCAATTTGCAAGCCTTGATGGTGCGCCTATTCGAGTTGCCAAGGATCCGATGAACGCTGTCTACCCTCTCCTTATCAGGTGGGTTGGATACGGAGTATGAGCGAAATCAATGCTCTCAAGGTTGAGTTCAAACTCGAACTTGTAGACGCAGGTTTGAATGTTCTGGAGTATGTTCCAGAGCGAATCACACCGCCAATTGTTATCGTGAACTCTGCCCAGCCTTATCTACAGACCGCTGAGTTTGGCGAATGGAGTTTGGGAGTTGAGTTGGTATTGGTAGCTTCTACCGCCACCAACAAGAAAGCTACAGAGAACTTAGATCAACTTATCGAGGATACTTTGAACGCTATTACGCCTTTGACTTATGCTCGAATCACCTCGGTCAACCAGCCTTACAACTTACAGACCAACAACGCTGAATACCTATCAGCAAACATTTATTGCCAGCTCAACTTAACAATTTAGAAAGGTAGCTCATGGCTGCTTCAACTAGAATCAAAGCTCAAAACATCCTTTTCAAGTTTGGCGCAACCGAATACGCTTGCGATGCAAACCTTGTCCAACTAACCCTCGATGACGCTCCTGGCGATGTCCAGACCTTCTGTGAGGTCCGCGTCGGTGGTCAATGGTCACTTCAGCTAGACGGAATCGTATCCGGAGACGCTGCAAGCCTTTACCGCGTTCTTTGGGACAACTTCGGTGACACCGCTACATTTACAATCGCGCCTAATGGAAACGCAAGCCCATCCTCAAGCGAGCCTCACTACAAGGGAACTGTGACATTCGATCAGCTTCCTCCACTAGCTTTGGTAAGCAACGAGACAGCTGTATTCAGCGTGACCCTAACTGTAGTCAACACACCTCACACCCCAGCTTCCAACATCTTCTATGGTGTTGAAGTAGACGCAACAGCTTAGTTATGGCTGATCCTGCTGGCATCAAAGTAGCAGGGTATAGACAAGCTATAAAGGCTCTCCAGGCAATCGGAGTTCCGGCAGCTGAGATAAAGGCTGCCGGCTCTGAGGCCGGTGAGTTAGTAGCAGGTCAGGCCCGACTACTAGCACCGGTTAGATCTGGACGCTTACGCAACAGCATTAGAGTGTCCAAGGCTCTCAATCGGGTGTCTGTCTCAGCTGGAAACAATAAGTCTGTGCCTTACGCTAACCCGATACATTGGGGTTGGTTCAAGCGCAACATCAAGCCACAGCCATTCTTTGTCAAAGCTCTGGGCATTACTCGGGATGAGGTTTACCAGAACTATTACAGAAGTTTGGATAAACTGATAGCAACAAACTCCACGAAAGGAATCCCCACAGAATGAACAGTTTTGACTTTGAAAGCCTAACCCTTGGCGAAGTAGAGATCATCGAGAACCTTACCGGTGAAAGCATTGACCAAGCTTTTACTAACGGCAAGCCAAAAGGCAAAGCACTAAAGAGCTTTATCTGGGTAGTGATGAAAAGGGATAACCCTAAGTTCACAATAGAAGAAGCTAGCAACTACACACTTAGCCAGGCACTAGCTATGGTTTCGGGTGACGAAGCAAAAAAAGAATAAGGAAGCAAGCAGCTCAAAGAATGGCTAGGTTTTGCCAAGCGTTCGGAATGAGTCCATCGGAGTATAAAGCTCTAACGATGGCAGAGCTGACGGCCTTCCTCAAAGTTTTGGAAGATGGTAATAGCGAATGAGCTTAGTTCTCAATGTAGAAATCCTTGGTGAGTTCAAGAAGCTAACCGCAGCTACTCAGGGAGCTAGCAAGCAACTTAGTGGACTTCAAAAGGGCGCACAGACAATCAGCCGAAACATTGGCCGAGCTTTTGCAACCATCGGTTTAGGTCTATCTTTTGCAGTTATTGTCAATGGACTAAAAGACGCAAGCAAGGCTGCCGTCGAGGACGCGAAGTCCCAGGAGCTTTTAGCTAAAGCCCTAAAAAACACAACTAACGCCAGTAATGCTCAAGTGGCTTCGGTCGAGAAGTCAATTAGCAAGATGTCTTTGCAGTCTGCTATTGCTGATGACAAGCTAAGACCAGCCTTTGCTAACCTAGTTCGCGCAACTGGGGACATAACCAAGTCGACAGAACTAATGAGCTTGGCCCTGGACATCTCCGCTGGAACCGGCAAGGATGTTGAAGTCGTTGTCAAGGCCCTATCCAGAGCTGTTGGACCAGATGGAACTACTGGAGCACTCGAAAGACTTGTCCCAGCTATCAAGGGAGCCAACGATCCACTAGCAGAGCTCGAGAGACTATTTGCTGGATCTGCTGAAAAGGCTGCACAGACCGACCCATACCAAAGACTCCAAGTTGCATTTGGTGAAATCTCCGAGTCTATTGGAACAATCCTTTTACCCTTACTTGAGAAGTTTGCTACCTGGCTAGTTGACATAGTTCCAGATGTTCAGAAGTTCTTTAGGTCATTGATTGAAGCACTTGACAGCCCGGCAGTTAGAGAAGCCTATGGATCATTGGATAGGTCGCTCAAGAACCTAGCTGAATCACTAGCTAAATTGTTCGGAATTACTACCGGTCCAGAAGCAAGTGGCTTTGTCACATTTTTTGTGACAGTAGCTCAGATACTTGATGGCATTGTTCAAACAGTAAACCTATTGGTTGACACTTTCAAACAAGCCTTCCCAATCTTCAACACCTTCGCCAACCTGGTCAACTCAATAGCTAACGCATTAGTCTCAATCTCAGGCTACGAAGCCCCACAGCTTCCAGCTTCGGGTGGCAGCGCAGGTCGAAGCAACTCACCTAGAAGCTCAGGCTCGAGCTCAAAGAATGTCACTATAAACATCAACAAGGGTAATGTGACTGCAAAGGAAATTGTCAAGGCAATCAATAAAGACAATAAAACCACAGGCGCACCATCAGTCAATAGTTCGGTAGTTCGCCCAGTATGATTCCTAACTTCAAAGTTGACGAGAATGTTGTAGTCGAGTTCCTACTCCCTGACCAGGACAGCCCTAGCTTTATCCTTGGTATTAGCGAACTTGGTGGAACCGATGTTCTTGGTGGCTTTGGTGAGTTTACAATCAATGTATCTTTACTTGGTGGCAGCGATGTTCTAGCTCCTAGCTCTGGATTCAAGTGGCAGGATGTCAATTGTGAAGTTAGCCAGGCAAGTATTAGCCTTGGTGGATCTATTGAGAACGCTCTTTACTTCTCTCCAGAACCGGGAACTGCAAACATTACCCTGCAAGGCTTTGACTACGATCCAACTGTCAACCCAAACATTAGGGCCAATACAAAGATTAGGGTTAGAGTGGACTCCAGCCAGATAGACCGAGTTTTGTTTATTGGCTACATTGACACCATCGATGTCACTTATTACCCAGAAGGCCCAAACCTAATCAGGATAACTGCCTATGACATTTACAAGAGCCTTGTAAACACCAGACTAGATACTTGGGATACCACAACTCTGCCTGGTGGAACTTTTGCGACTACTTACGAAATCTTTGAGAAGCTTACTTACGACGCTGGCATTGGGCTTTCGGCAAATAGCATTACAACTGAAGGCAAGATTCCTTCTGTAAACGAAACCGACCTTGTAGTCACTAATGTAATCAATGACGCTATTCAAGTCGCGCTGGCCGTTGTATGGGTAGATCAGGACACCGAGGAGCTTACAGTTATTCCTCGACCAACTAGCGAAGCCGGCACAGCAACTACTTTTATTATTGGAAACAATCACCCAGCCCCAGGAGTTTCAGACCCTTATCACCTATGCCTAAGCGAAATAAATGTCAACTCGGACGCTGACGCTGTGTATAACTCCCTGAGCGTATCTCTAACATCTGACGAGCTAATCTCAGTCAACCTAATCAACCAGGATTCAATTGATCTCTATGGCGAGTCAGCAATTGATGTTTCAATCAACACAACCGATTCGACCGAACTAGCTCGATGGGCTACGGCTGTTTACCAGCAAACACCTACAAAGCTAGTCAGCCAGGTTGTCACACCGGCAATCGACCGGCTAGGAACTCTCACACCAGCAGCGGTGTTTACACCGGGAACTATCGTTGGGGTCAGTTATACTAAGAACCAGCTGAACATTGTGGGATACTACACTATCATCAAGGTCAACCATGACATCGATGTAGATAACTGGTTCACAACTCTTGAATTATGGAAAGCGGCATAAATGTCATTCAAAGTCTTTACTAACGGAAGCGTTCTACCTGCTTCTGAGCTAAACGAGTATCTAATGCAGCAAGCGGTTATCGCGTTCGCTACTTCAACAGCTCGAGGATTAGCAATTACCTCACCAACGGAAGGAATGCTCACTTATCTTGAGGACTCAAACACATTCCAATTTTGGAACGGCTCAGCCTGGCAAGACCTTCTCGATGGCGCTACTGGTTGGTCGGACAAATCTGCCAACTATTCAATTGTTGCAGCTGACCGAGGAAGCACTATTCGCTCTACTGGCACTGCAATCACAATTACAATTGATAATGTTCTAACTCAGCAGGGCGACAGAATTGATTTTGTTCAGGCTGGAGCCGGTCAGATTACATTCGCTGCAGGAGCTGGAGTCACACTATCTTCAAACAGCGGATTCCTAAACACTAGAGGTCAATTTGCCGGAGCTTCGGTTGTATTCGGTGGATCGGGCGTCTATTACTTGATTGGAAACTTGGCTTAATGATTATTCCTTTAGGAATACTTGCAAGTTCGGGTGGAAGGCCTGGTAGCTCATTTATAGCTCTTGGGCACACAACAACACCTTTTGTTAGCGCATACCCATGGTCACCAGGATTTGGAACTCGATATGCAAATCCAGCTTCACTCCCAGGCAACTCTGGAACTGGAGTGGCTTTTACACCATTAGTTGATCATATTGCTGTCACATATAGCGTTTCTCCATATATTTCTGTTTACCCCTGGAGTGCAGGTTTTGGAACAAAAATAGCCAATCCAGCATCACTAGCAGGAGGACAGGGTCGCGCTGCCAACTGGTCACCCTCTGCTTCTGCAATCGCAATGGCTCATGCAGGCACAGGAGTTATAGGTGCTTGGCCTTGGTCCGGAAGCGGATTTGGAGTAAAGTATGCAGCTCCAGCCACAATACCTAGCGGTAATGGAGAGGACCTTCAATGGTCACCATCTGGAAACGAAGTTGCTTTGGCAACCGAAGTCAACCCACCATACATAAGTGCTTGGGCTTGGAGCTCTGGATTTGGAACCAGGTATGCCGACCCTGCTACTTTGCCTAATGGATCTGCTTGGTCGGTTGACTTTTCCCCAACAGGAAACGCAATTGCAGTAGGCCATGACTCCACAACTAATCCAAGGGTTTCTGTTTATCCTTGGAGTCCTGGTTTTGGCACAAGATTTGCAGCTCCGGCAACTTTGCCTACTGGAGGAGGAAAGGGAGTCAAGTTTTCTCCTTTAGGAACAGATATCGCAGTTGCACACACATCTTCGCCTTTTGTTTCTGTATATCCTTGGAGCTCTGGATTTGGAACTAAGTATGCAAACCCTGCAAGCCTCCCAGCCGGTAATGGTAGAGACATAAGTTGGGATGACTCGAGTGGCAACATAGCTATCGCTCACGAAACAACTCCATTCATCTCTGTTTACCCCTGGAACTCGGGATTCGGAACTCGATTTGCTAACCCTGCCGCTTTGCCGGCAGGAACTGGAAACAGAGTAAGATTCTCCTAAACAAAAAAAAGAAAGAAATAAAATGACTGAACTGAACCCAATTGAAATTAGACAGCAAGAAGTAAACGACTACCAGAACAACATTGATCTATACACCACAATCGCTTCTAACCTTCCATCGGAATGGCCTAAGCACCTTGAGCACCTAAAAGGTTCGAAGAATCGTCACGAAGATATTGCCTCTGTAGCGGACCTAGATGACGTTGCTCTAGTTGGAAAGCTTTGGGCCCAGGAATCAGCTCAGGCCGCTATTCGCGCTGAGATGATTGAAAAGGCTAAAGCTGAGTCAATCCTTGAGGCGCTTCAGGCCTAACCAAATGGCAGAAGAAACATCTGGGGTAAAGATTACCCAGAACGCAATCTACGCCAAGCAACTTGAGCATGGAGAAACTCTTATCAAGATTCTTCAGAAGCTAGATCACTTGGATGATGTTCCGGACAGACTTCGGGAAGTCGAATTGACCCTGGCACGTTTAGCCTGGATTGAGAAGATTGCTTACACCGGACTGAGCGCAGCTTTGGTTTCAATTGCCGGTCTAATAATCAGCATGATAGGAATGTAATGAGCGAGCCAAATAACTTTATCGTTGACGCAGGTGCAAGGTTAGTCAAAACTTTTGTTTATAGAGACGCATCTGAAGCCATTGTCAACCTTACCGGATACACAGCAACAGTTCAGGTTAGACGATCAACCTTTGGGCCTTTGGTAATCTCAGCAACACCATCCATCAACGCTTCGACCTACCTGATTACTTTGACGTTTACCCCAGAGCAAACCGCACTACTTCGGGACTCAAACTATGTTTATGCCATTCAGGTTTCTAACCCCTCGACTGGCGATGTTCAAGTTGCAGCTCATGGAGTTCTAACCATCAACCAGGCGATTGTAAGATAGTGATCTGGCCTTACAAAAAACCTTTGCCTAAAGTGACCTATGGTTTTGGCCCTAGGTTGCACCCAATTCTAAACATCAAAAAACACCACAACGGAGTCGACTGGGCTTCAGCTGTCGGTCGCAAGCTATTCGCCGTAGCTTCAGGTCGAGTGATCTATGCCGGTCCCAGCACTCTAAAGTTCAAGAACGGCGAACCTGCTGGCGGAGGCTTTATCGTCAGAATTAGATTCAAGGATGAAGGCAAGTTATACACAGCTACCTATATGCACCTTCGCAAGGGCTCTATCAAGGTCATCAAGAATCAGAAAGTTGCCCAAGGTGATTACATCGCAGACTCAGGAAACACCGGAGAATCGACTGGGCCTCACCTACACTTCGAGATTCAAAAGGGCAGATTCTACAAGTGGTCAAACACCGGAGTAAACTACCTAGACCCAATTCCATTTATTAAAGCAAGATTGGACAAGTAATGAGAAAAGAAACTTGGCAACACTTACGCAAGGCACTTTGGAGCTACCTAAGAGCTGCACTTGCAGCGGTCGGAGCTTTGGTCCTAGCTGGTATCGATGACCCTGGAACAATTACTGCTTCAGCTCTAATCGCTGGAATACTTGGCCCATTGGTTAGATCACTAGATCCTAATGATGACGCTTTTGGAATCGGTGCTTCAGTCAAAGAAGCTTACGAAACAGCAAAAGCTAAAAAGCCTAAAAGCTAAAGTCATACCCGGTCACTAGGATCGGACTATGACAATCACACAGAAGATTGAAGCTTTAGGCTTCGGTAAGTATCTAGGCACTTTTGAGCCTAACTCCCCTGAGTGGCACGAAGCTCGGGAAGGTATCGGCGGTTCCGACATCGGGGCTGTAATGAATAAGAATCCTTGGAAGTCTGCCTATACCCTTTGGGCTGAAAAGACCGGGCTGATAAGCGATGAGCTAGAGGCCTCAATGCCAATGAAACTTGGCACAGCTTTTGAAGCTCCAATTCGCGAAGTATTCAAAGAACAAAATGATGGCTGGCTGACTGTCCATGAGACCGGAACCTGGCAGAGCAAGGCCAACCCTATCCTCAAGGCCAACCCTGACGGCATTATTGAATGGGCCGATGGCAAGCTCGGAGTCCTCGAGATCAAGTTCACCAGGCAATACTGGGATGAGCTGCCTGAGCACTACAACCTTCAGGTTCAACATTACCTTCAGGTCCTCGGTTTAGACAGGGGTATAGTCGTAGCGGTCGCAGGAGGCGATTACAAGGAGTTTGAGGTCGTTTGGGATGATTCCCTACAGAAAGACATGAAAAAGGCTGTACGAGCGTTCTACGGCCTTGTGACATCCAATAAGGCCCCAGACTACGACGGAAGTGACTCAACATACGAAACAGTTAGAGAGCTTTCTGAAGGTCTAGAGGAAGGCGAAATCGAGCTTGGATCTATGTGGTCCAACCTAATCGGAACCAAGTCAGAGTTCGATTATTGGGACAACGCGTTCAAGGCACAGAAGTCAGCGGTGCTAGCGTTTATGAACGGAATCAAGTATGGTCTCTACCAGGGTGAGAAGGTTGTGGCTCTACAGGCTCGCAACGGCAAACCCTTTATCACATTCAAATAGGAGGAAACAATGGCATTTGATTTAAGTAGCTACGAACCAGTATCAGAAAGAATCACAAAGTTTTGGGCGAAGTATCCCCAAGGCAGACTCCACACAGAAATCGTCCTGATCAATGAGACTGAAGTTGTAGTCAAAGCTTCGGCCTTTACCGACAAGGATGACACCCGGGCAGCTGCAATCGACTTTGCTCAGGAGACTCGCAACAGCTCACATATCAACAAGAACAATTTTTTGGAGAATGCATCCACTTCGGCAATTGGTCGAGTTTTGAATACAGTTGGAATCAGCTCTAAGGGTGGCAAGCGTCCAAGTCGCGAGGAGATGATCAAGGTTGTTTCAGCCCAGCGCAACTTCTTGGAAGAAGCTTCTGACGCTGCAGCTAACAAAGACCTCGAGGCTCTAAGGCTTATTTATGCTTCAGCTGAAAAGTCACAAGTTGATAACGAAATACTTGACGCGATCAAGAAGCTCGCTGAATCTCTAAAAGCCAAGTAATGTGAAAGGGCTGTGACCCACAGAAAAGTCACAGCCCGAGTCTGAATGACTCACCCAACCACGATGGGTTATCACAGTATACCCCTAGGAAGGCACAGAATGAGCCTAGAAGCCCTTTCAGCCGTTCTACATCATTCCCATAGCACAGGCACAGCTCGAGCCCTCATGACGGCTTTGGCGTGGCATATCGGGGATGACCCTGAAGAAGGCTGCTATCCATCACAAACTCGCCTGGCTAAATTAGCTGGGTGCTCCGTTAGGCAAGTGCAACGCAATCTCCAGAAGCTAGTCGAGCTCAAGGAAATTGAAATGTCTCAACATGACGGAATCGGATATCGATTCGACAGAATCACAAATCGGTATTGGATCACATTAGACTGTCCACAGGGTTGCGACGGCACTTTGAGTCACAATCTACGGGGCGTCAGGAAAGGCAAAACGGGACGGCGTTTAAGACTTATCGGGGCGTCATCCACGACGCAACGGGACGGCGTAGATGTCGCCTTAAAGTTAACTAATAATTAACTTAAACTTAAAAGAACACTAGAAAGGAAAAACACAGAAATGGCAACAGTAATCATCTATGCAAAAGTAGCTGAGGTAGTAAACGAAGGTTATCCAAGACTCAAGGTCTGGGAGAGCTACGACTTCAAAGGCGAACAACGCAATCGTTTATGGACTGCCTGGCTAGACAACGGAACAAACATCCAAAAGGATGACGAGGTATCCATCGAAGGATCACTAGGAACCAAGGTCGGCACTTACAATAAGCCCGGTCAGGAAACCAAGCAGGTAGTTGAGCACTCTCTAAACAACTGCCTAGTCAAGGTTGTAAAGGCTGCAGAGCCTAAGACCTCTACCCCAATCGAGGACATCATCAACATCATGGAACCAGCTCCAGGAATACCACAGAACAATCCGTTCTAATGTTCGAGTTGTTTATTGCCGGTGACCCAAGACCGCAGGGGTCTAAGAAGGCTTTTAACCGAGGACCGCACATCGTCCTAGTTGAAGCCAACAAAGACCTACCAGCTTGGCGAGAGCACATGAAGAAAATGCTCGAACTCAAAATGATGGAGTTTGACAATCGCTTCGATGTAGCTGTCTCAGTGTCATTGACCTTTTGGCTGAGAAGGCCTAAGACAGTCACCAGGCAATACGCAACGCAAACCTATGATCTCGATAAGCTCACTAGGGCAGTATTCGACAGCCTCACGCAATCGGGAGTAATCAAAGATGACAGCTATGTTGTCGACCTAATTGCCCGAAAGAATTACAACGATCTACATGAACCGGGCGTTCTAATTAGCCTGACACCATTCGATAACAGTTTGATAACGGCTGGCGTGTCGGACATAGACCGCAAGCGCAGAGGCCTAGTTTGAGGCTATGAAGATTCTATTTTTAGATCTTGAGACCTCGCCTAACCTGGCGCATGTTTGGGGTCTCTGGGATCAGAACATAGCAATAACACAGATAGAGCGTTCCACAGAAGTAATATGCTGGGGAGCTCGATGGCTTGGAAGCGACAAGGTAATCTTCAAGTCAGTTCACCATCATGGTAAAGAAGCGATGTTGGATGAATTACACAAAATCATGGATGAAGCCGATGTTCTAATCGGTTGGAACTCCGCAGCCTTTGACTCAAAACACATCAAGCGCGAGTTTATAGAGAATGGCTACTTACCACCTAGCCCCTGGATAGAACTAGATTTAATGAAGGTCGTTAGGTCTCAGTTCAAATTCCCAAGCAACAAGCTCGACTATGTAGCTCAAAAGCTAGGAGTTGGAGCCAAGGTCCAACACTCTGGGTTTCAGCTCTGGTTGGACTGTATGGCCGGTATCCCTAAAGCCTGGAAGATGATGAAGGAATACCAGATTCAGGATGTAAACCTGCTACTGGACCTTTACGACATCCTGCTTCCCTGGATCAAGAACCATCCTCATGTTGGAGCCAGCGAGGGAAAGCCTGAGAATTGTAAGAATTGTGGGCTAAGCAACTTAAGACCTAACGGCTCTCAAATGACTGGGGCTGGAAGATACAAGAAATACATCTGCTTTGACTGTGGAACCCACCACAGGGGAGAGCTAATGGCTCGAGGAGTCTACAAATAACAGTTTGATAACAAATTGGGGATAAATCACATAAACCTCAAGCCCATAGTCATAATGGACATACCACACACAGAAAGGCATCAAAATGCTAAACATAATGAGAGCAACTATGGCAGTAGCTACTGTCGTATCGGTGACAATCGCCGGCTTCGCAATAGCAGAACCAACATTGGGCCTATTAGCTTTGGCCGGAGTGATCCTGTTTCTAAAAGCTGATTGGAGTCGGTAATGGACTTCGACAAGATAGTCAATAAACACAAAGACCAGATAGCAGAACTATCCATCCTTGGATTCAACCTTGGTGTGACTGAAGGCAGAGTCATCGAGCGCAACAGAATCATCAGAGAAATTGACCACCAAATCTGCTACGAGTATTCAACAGAAGGCTCATGCGAGCACTCAAGCTGTTGGGTATTGGACAGCGCACTCAAGCTAATTAAGGAGACTGCTAATGACCCCATGGGGAAGTAAAGAAAAGGCAGCTCAAGATAGAGCTGACAAGATAATCAATGGCTACAAGGAAACTGTCTATGCTAATGGCTTCTTGAATGGTGTGAGGTATGCGAGGAATCAGATCATCGAGTTCTTAGAAGCTCATTACTCATTAGGAGACATCCTGACCGGTGAAGAGATAATCAAAGAGCTCGAGTATTGGAAGATAACAGACAAGAAGATGAGAGGTTTAGCCGATGGCAAAGTGGCATCAATCAACAGCATGGATCAATGCGAGGAAATATGCCAGGACTGTTTTGGATCCGATCTGTGTATCGTGTGCGAAAGAGCTGAGCGGAGAGGACTGGACAATTGACCACATCATCCCACCAGGCGAAGGCGAACCGAATCATGACATCAACAATCTTCAATCCTTATGTAGATCCTGCAACGGTAGGAAGCAAGACCGGATACTCCAACGAGTCACCTGGCGAAACCCTCGCTTCAAATAGGGTGGGGTATAAGGGGTGGGGTGGGGTAGTAAGGGTGCTCAATGATCTGCTGCCTTACAATCTCAGACCAATCAAAGCCAATCACAGAAGAGGCAAGGCTATCCCCAACCTTAGACATGAGGTTTATACATTGAGACTTGTTTGGCGTAGCCATAGAAGGCCAGCCCTGCTAAAGAAGATACAATTGCTAAAAGAAATGTTCAAAAATAAATGAAAGCGTTTTTTTCTGTGAGTCCTTCCGCAT